CAACGTTAAAGCGTTGCGTTTCTTTTAATCAGTACCCGTGCTGATCTCACGGGGATCCTTGGTAGGTTTTTATCTACCAAGCTGACGAGCAGCAACTCGGATAGCAGATGGATTTTAATCCTTCTGGTTTTTATTGTTTATTAATTTTGTAAACGATGAGAGGACCGTCATTGGCGGAGCTTCTGAACGACGGTGCATTGTGGCTGGATGAATTTTTGCGATTATATTGGGAAGGCGAAGTCTCGGTTTGGGATAAAAGTGTGGTAACATACTCCTCGATTTGTGTGACGACGTGAGTTAAAAGCTACTTTCCTTTATTTGACCTTTAATTTTCAAAGTTGTGGTGTATGCGTGTAGGCCCAGATGGGGTGTATAAATACACATGGTCGACCGCGGCCATGAGTTTTCAGCGGCGTTGGTTACGTGATAACCTGCACGTTTCTCTACAATTTCACTATGGCTACAACTAAAGATACAACCCTTGCGTCTTTTGACTCTAAGAGTGCGAAATCTTTAGTTCGTGAACGCTTGATTCAAGAGTGTGCTAGTATTGTGCCTGGTAGAGATAGACCGTGTGAGACGATGGATGAAGTTCGAATTTACCAACAGCTTCTCGCCGCACAACGTCAGCAACGTGCTTTTGGTGATTTGTGGCAAGAACCACGACAACCAAAGCGAGAGTTTAAGCAACGATGGGAGGGTAATTTACAAATGGAACAAATTGCAGCGTCTGCGCTGGGAGGTGTGATGAAATCAGTGGAATCGTTGCCTCTCATTGGGTCTATAGCTAAATCTGTTTTTGGTAATGGTTCGTATAAAGATACACCAAGTGTTTCTTTGTCGGAACCTGGTAACTTTGGTGTTGTGGATTTGCCATTGAGTGTTACAAACCTTGCAGTGTCCGTTAAGGACATTAGTGTTGATGAGTCTCATGTCATTGAGAGTGAAAGAGCTGAGCAGTGTGAGAGTTTAGTCTTTAGGTGTCGTATTCCTTCTAGAATTACGGCAATCTTTTGGACGACAACTTTGCCCTCTGGATCCCTTTTAGCATCGTATTGGGTTTCACCGAGTACATCAGCAGTAGCTGGAACCATAGCCCCTGGCAATACGGTTATTTCCATTTCAACTATGTTGTCTTATGCGCAAATGGTGTATAATTTTTGGCGTGGTGGGTTGCGCTTTACGATAGAGTGTTTGCCAACTCATTTCCATCAAGGGCAGCTTTTTATAGCGTTCAATCCTACTGGTGAGGATATTAATATTGATCAGGCGCGAAATTGTACTTCTGCAACCATTGATTTGGGTGTTATGAATCGTACTTCAATGGATATACCATTTGTAGCCAAAAATGATTATCTCAAATGCAATGTGACCCCGGGAACGGGGCAGAGTTTAGACAACTCGTTGGGCAAGATATTCATTTTTGTTCAAAATGCTCTCATTAATAATGGCACAGTTTCAGGCACAGTGGACATTAATGTTTATATAAGTGCATTGGACGATTTTGAGTTTAAAATTCCACGCAATTTTCCAGAAGCAGCGAAATTTATGTATGAAGGGGTGTTCCAAATGGAATCAGAAGTTGTGCGTGATGTTGCAGTTACAACACCAGCACATAGGCCCCAACAGGGTGCTTCAGATCATACTCTGGAAAATGTTGTGTCTGTTGCGAACGTGGTGTCAGCGGACACACAAAACATTATGGAGAGACAATACCTACTTTTGCGTGGATTATCGTTTCCAACTTCATCAGCAGAGGGATCCACGTTGGCACAAATGGTTTTGCCGCGTGATTTTTGGAATGCGAGTTTGGCTCCTACAGGGCTTTACTCGTACCATGAGTTTTTTCGTATGGGTTTCAAAGCAACCCTCCGGATTAACCCAACGCAATTTCATCAGGGAGCACTTATGTTGGTTTGGATCCCTCAGGGGTTTTCAACTACGTCATTGACTTTTGGAACTTTTACGCAACTGCCGCATGTCATTATGAATGTTGCTACGGAAACGTCGATGGATTTGATTGTACCCTTTTCTGCGTTCACACGAGTGTTGCGAACAGGAGTGAGTATGGGATCGTTGCAAGTGCGAACTTGGAATGCTCTGAGAGCTCCGGCGACTGCGTCACAAAGCTTGTCTTTTTCAGTATGGTTGCAAGCTTTGGCACCACACATGGCAGTGAAGCGTGCCATGACAGGTGTTTTGACTGGTGATAGGGTTGCGTCAGACACCATCAATGAGACTGCAACACAGCAAATAGCCTTTGATAAGGCTGGAAAGGGGCGTGGAGGTAATATACGTGAATCGCACGACAATGTTTTGACTCTATTAAGGCGTCCCTGTTACGCATCGAGTGTCAATCTTAATGATTCATACTCTCTATCAAATCCTGTTGATACAGTGAAGAACACGTGGAGTGGGCCTTCTTTTTGTGGCCGAACGCATATGTATATTTTGTCTTCTTATGCATTTTGCTCTGGATCTAATCGTTTGACTGTCTCTTCGAATGTAGCTCGTGCCTATGGCTTGACAGGCTTTGCTCAATCTGATTATCTTCAAGACCTAAAACCAACTGTGGGAATGGCCGCTAATCCGGGTACTTTTACTGGACTGCAGACATTGTATGTTGGTGGTTCCCAATGGTCCGTAGCTGAGAAACAAGAAAACACTATTGAGGTGCCCCATTATCGCCGGGCTCCCTTGGTGTTGACACATACTCCGAGTTCTAATATGGCAGACACTACACCTGTCTATTTTCCTTTGGTCAATATTGGGTTTCAACATCAGGAACAAACTGCTACGGCTTTGGATATTTGGGGGACGCGAGGTTTGAGAGCCTATTTATATCATAGTGTGGGTGATGATTTCCATGTTTATTTTCCGCTCATGGTGCCCCAGGTGCAATTTGTTGTTCCAGCTGCTGTTGAACTTGAAGGTGATGATGATGTTCGCTCCTATAATGACGGTGATGTTGAGGAAGATGGGAGTGAATCACCCAAATCTAGAGGCACACGCCTCCATAGGAATCGCGTGTCTGATTATTCAGATAGCGACCCCGATACCACTGAGGATGAGCTCTTGAAGTCTGGCGTTGAGCCAAACCCAGGGCCTGAGCTTGATATTCACAAGTACATGAGACATGGTTTTCTCCAAGTGGAGGACGTCATGCGAGATTTGCGAAAAGCTTGGAGTGAGCCTAATTTTGGGGAACATTTTGACTTCATTGTTGATGCTGCAATTTGTGTGGGGGAGGACTTTGTTCATGGGTTCACCATTCAAGAGGCTTTTGATATGGATAGCCTCGTTGCTTTAGCGGGGGCAGTTGAAGATGTGCGAAGCTTGCAAGGGACTTTGCAAATTGGAGAATCTGCTGCTGCTGCCGTAGCTGATCGCTTTGTGCGTGCTGCGTCACCAACTCTCGATTCGGCACGAGAAGCTTTTGGTAGTGTTAAAGCTCTCACAGACATGGCGGCAAGTAAATTGGATAAAATGGAGGAGTCTATACAGCAAAAAGCAACATCTATGGCTGGTGGTGCTATTGGTAAGGCTTATGAGATGCTCACAACCATTCGAGATATTGTTCACTCAGTTTTGAGTTTGGGGGGTAGTCGGATTGTCCAAGTCTTGAGTGTGTGGAAATTAATTGATCTCTTCTCGGCTCATATAGGAAGGAATTGCGTACTAGTGCAACAACTAGAGAAGCTAGTGCGCAAAACTGGAGTATTGCAAGGGGGAGAGTGGTTTGACTTTGTAGGCGAACATTGTGTTTCCATGACCTCGGGTGTTATTAGTGTAGTTTTGCGTATTTTTGGATTTGGTACGTCGCGGACTTCCTTGTCTATGCTCATGCTTTCGCTGCGTGAATTGGCGGAAGGACAAACTGCCGGAGCACGAGTTGCTCTTTTTGTAACTAGTGTTATTGATTATATCTTTGAGGGCACAGGTATGTTGAAGAATTTTGCTGAAATTACGGAAGCGGAGCAGGTTTCATTTGCAACAAAGTTTGCCGCTGTGAGGAAAACAACGGATTGGGATAAGCTTGTCGCCATGGGACCTTTGATTAAGACAGCGACGCGATTTAAGAAAATGTCGGGAGCTGGGTTTCGAATGCCTGTTGATCTCATGCGCAATGTTGAGGAGGTGCAAAATCAGGCAGCAAAGTTGGAAGCGCAAGCTCGAGTTCGTCCACGTCGTCGGCCTACAGTTTGGTATCTTTATGGTAAGTCACAACAAGGAAAATCCTACTTGCAACAGAATATAATTCCGGCATTGTTTTTGCATGCAACTAAGTTGTGCGAATTTAAGGATGTAGCCTCGGAGGTTTATGCCATTCCTGGAACTGATGTGAAGCATTGGGAGGGTTATAGAGGTCAGCTTATAGCCAATATGGACGACGTTTTCACAGTTTCCGGTCCTGATGATGCGCAGAGGATAATATCCCTCGTATCGCCTTGTGATCTCACTGTGCCAAAAGCCGCTATAGAAGGTAAGAAGGATACTTTTACGTCAGTGGCGATAGGACTGTCTTCCAATACAAAGTCGTTTGAAGGAGTGCAAGGATTGAATAATTCTGACGCTCTTAATGAAAGAGTTCGTGAAAATATGTTTGAAGTGGAAATTAACAAGAAAAAGAGTGGCGCTTTTCTTTCAGATTTGGATGAAGTGAATGATGCCCAGGGTCTCATGGCTTATGCTGACAAGCATTGGATTTTTCATAAACTGTCTGGAACCACTGGGAATGAATCGCGAGTGAAGTATAGTATGGCACAAATAATCGAAGATTTGAAGAAGACTCATGAGAAGTATCAGGAGGAGACTAACAAAATTCAAGAGAGGATTGGCTTGTTGCAGGGTGAAAGTTCAGTTGGTGATTATTCCGATGCGAGTGATCATTTTTCCGTTTCTGCTGAACGGTTAGAAGAACTTTTACAGGCAATTGAATTTGACCATCGTGAGGGCGTGCTGGAGGTTAATTGGAAAATATTGTCTGAGGATGTTAGAAAGATGGCCAACTGTCTTGGTGGACCCAAGTTTGGAGTGAATTTGGACACCGCTATTAGGCATCGCGATATTTGCGAAATAGCTGGTGCTATGTTTCCAGAGGACCAAGCACCGGTTTGGAGAGGCTTTGTTAGTTGGTTGGCTGCAGCTGGTGTTGTTGCTTCGTGCATTGGACTTTGTGTTTTAGCTTGGAAGGCTATGACCGGAACATTGCGAGGTGAATTGCAGGCGTCCCTCTATGATGGAAATGTGGCTGTACGGACGAAGAATTCTCTCGGTAAAGTGAAGCCCGTTTTGACGGATAATGGCGTTTTTGAGAAAGTGAGAAAATGTATTCGTTGGGTTGAGTTGTATCATTACGATGACCCAGAGTATGGACAAAACGGCATGCACTGTGTAGTTATGCAAGGAAGATATATTCTTCTTCCAAATCATTTTTTTGAACAATTCCAGCGTCAGAATAAACATGATAAAGTTGCTGGAGCACGACTTATTACACCGGAAGGAAGGAAGTTTCCTTTCGCTCTTGATGCAACTAATAGTGTGCGTGTAAATGGACTGTCGGGAAGTCCTATTGATTTGCGCATTGTTTACCTTTTTGGTGTTCCCATGGCAGGAACACCAAAGCTCATTGGCCTCATCCCGACTTTGAAAGAGGTGAAGAGATACACTGGGCAGGAGATTGATTGTACCATCCTTGCATCGGCAACTAATCGTGTACGAGATGATGTAGCTGTACGCGTTGAAACTCGTTTTTATGGCACTCTCGATAATTTGGAGGAGACTGAGGAGATGGAGATGTTTGTGGCTAAGTATGCTGGACAGGAGAAGACCACTTATGGTGATTGTGGTCGCCCGTATGTTTGTCGTAGCTCAGGTGTTCAAGCTCCTTTTGTTGCGCTGCATAGCGCCATGTTCCATGCCCCATATAGTGCGTGTGGGGGGACGCAGCTTGTGCGGGAAAATATTGAGATTGCCTTAGCGCAACTTGAGCGGATGGTTAATCCGGTTTTGCATGTGACGCAAGTTGGGGGGCTCACTGGAGATGGTGTTGTTCCTGAGGGCTGGTTAACCGATGCTCCTGTTCTTGGTAGGTGCGTTGTCAATGATGTGTCTTTGGAGGTGCACGTGCCGCTGCGCACAACGAAGGTTAGGTGGTTGCGTAGTAAGGAGTGGACCGACGAGTGGCGTCCGTCAGCCAAGGGAGTTGTGAAGGTTGGTGAAGAGCCTGATGTCCTCTATGTTAACACTTTGGAATCTAACGTTAGTGCGAAGTATGTTAGCGAGCCCAATAAATGCATTGGGAATGCTATCTTTCAAAAGTGCGTAAAGTTTTACTCACAGCAGTTTCCAAAGTTTATGGAAATCTGGACTGATGATCAAGCCATAAATGGGCATGGTATAATGGACAAACTTAATATGCATACATCAACTGGATATTGGAGTAAATACTTCGCCCATGGGAAAACTGAGGTTTTTGAGATTGATGCGGAAGACCACTATACATGGACTGAAAAGGCGCGAACCTTTGTCATCCCGGAGTTAGATTCCACTTTTGTGGAGAGATATGAGGATGCTGATCGTGAAATTACAATAGGTAACGTGCCAGTTTTCTTGTGGGTGTCGTCGAATAAGGATGAATTGCGCGCAATAGAGAAGGTCAAGATTGGGAAGACTCGTGTGTTCGAGATGCCGCCTTTGGAATTTAGTTTATTGGTGCGAAAGTACTTTGGACCATTCCTCAATTACATTAAGGCCAATCCCGGGTTTGAGACCATGTGTGCAGTTGGCATTGACAAGGAGACCGTGTGGAAAGCCATGTGGCAGGGTCTTCGTGGGAATAGCGATGTTGGATTTGATGTTGATTATTCCAATTATGATGGGAGTGTGACACCCATTGCTTTTGACTTCTTTAGAGCTGTGACAGATTGTTGTCTGCCTGAGGAGACAAAGCAGCAGAGGCACTGTTTGTTGCACGTATTGCAACATTCATATGTCTTGTGTCGCGAGACTGTTTTCCTGACTGAGCAGGGAAACAAGTCCGGCAATCCAATGACGGATATATTTAACTCAGTTACGAACGTTTTCATCATTCTTCTCTCATATTTGTATGGGAGAGGAGAGGCCGGACTATCTTTGGACTTTGAACAGTTCAATCGGGAAGTGAGGGCCATCACGTATGGTGATGACGTGATTTGCAGCGTTGCTCGTCATGTGAAATATTTCTCTCGGGAGACCGTCTTTAAGGTGGCGGCTGGCTTGGGAATGAAAGTCACATCGGCGAGCAAGGGAGCGGGGATCATACCTTTGGAGCCTCTGAAGGATTTGTCGTTCATTAAGTTGAATTTCAGAGAGGAGGCGGGGGTTATGATGTGTCCGCTCCCCAAGGATGTTATATGGCGCATGGTACAGTGGACCGAGCGCGGGAACCTGATTGACTATCGGGTCCAGAGAGACATTCTTGATGGGGCGATGCGTTGTATGGCGCATCATGGTAGGCAGAGTGTGGAAGACTTTGCACGCCAAGTGAAGGAAGCCGGGGAGAGGGTGAAGTTTGATTATGACCTCTTCTATCTTGATATGATCGAGAAGCAAGAAGGCTATGAGTTTCCCCTCGCCTTGGTGGCCCAGTGTTAGCACATACTGGAAGAGCGATCTTTGGTACATACTCTGTACTGACCGCTTGAGCGCGAGCCTCGACGCGCTCATCCCCTTTTGTCCGTAGTGATGGCACAATATTAGTGACCGTCCAGACGGAGTGGGGATCTTTGGCAGGGATCGGCCCCTGTCATCGTATTTGGCT